ATGGCAGTATTATCAATTTACTTGGATAAAAGGAAGAAAAATTCGTCTGACGTATATCCTGTTAAGTTCAGGGTATATCACAATAAAGCTTTTTTTATATCATCGGGGATGTATTCAAATGCTGAAACATGGGGTGATGGAGAATACGGGAAGAAAGAACCTAACTATAAGGTGAAGAATATGGCACTTCGCAACAAGTATAATTTAATAGAGTCTGAATTATTATTGTTGGGAACCAAATTAAGAGGGATGTCCGACAAGCAACTTAAAGAACATCTTTCTAATATTATATCATCAAAACCTGCCTCTACATGTGATTTTTTACATTATTATGATGAATATACCTCATTAAAGGACAAGAAGAGTACTAAGGATAATTATATAAATACGCGAAAACTGATAATTGAGTTTGATACTGCCCCTACTTTTGAAACAATAGATAGAAAGTGGCTGACATCCTTTAATCAATTTTTGGTAGATAAAGGATATATGATTAATTATATTGGCACACATTTGAAAAATATTAGGGCTGTTTTTAATTATGCCATTGATGAGGAAGTGACAACCCTCTATCCTTTCAGGAAGTTTAAGGTGAAAAAGGAGCAAACAAGAAAACGGAGTTTGACGATAGAAGAAATAAGATTATTAAAAGATTATCCGTGTGAAAAACATTTGGAATTTTACCGTGATATTTTTATGTTGATATTTTATCTTATAGGCATTAATCTTGAGGATTTGCTTTTTCTTACCAAGGACAACATCAATAATGGACGCATCGAATATTATCGGCATAAAACAGGGAAATTGTTTTCTATAAAGATAGAACCGGAAGCACAAGCTATATTAGACAAATACAAAGGAGATAAATATCTGCTTAATATAATGGATAATCGTAATGATTATACCAGCTTCACTACCAGCATTGACAGGGCATTGAAACAAATAGGGGGTGTCTCTATCTTGGAAAGGGGAAAAAAGATCAGAAATCCTCTTTTCCCAAAATTGTCCACATATTGGGCCCGACATTCATGGGCTACATTGGCAGCGGAGCTTGATATACCTAAAGAAACTATATCTGCCGGTTTAGGACATGAGATTGGTTCTGATGTTACTAGTATCTATATCAAATTCGACCAGAAAAAGGTGGACGATGCCAATAGGAGAGTGATTGACTATGTGTTTGGAAAAGAAAAAGCCGGGAAATGATGCCCGGCTTATATTGTTGGTTTGAGATACAGATGGGGAGAGTAATTCTTGCCATCACTCGAAGTATTCATATTGGTCAATAAAGAAGTCTTCAATTTGTTTTACCAAATTAGGATTTTCAGTTAAAGCTATATTATTGATAAGCATATAAGCACTCTTTTCTATATTTTCTTTATGGTAAAAGTATTTATCGCTAAAGTAAGTTGCTATAATCCTTGAGTAGACTCTGTATCTTTTGGTACAACATACATCCTCGTTGAATCCATTAGCTCCAATAAAACCAAAAGAAGCTTTAGGATTATTTTGGTAAATTGATAACATGATATTAATGCATGTGTTTATTATTCTCCTTGGTTCATTTGTATTGGTCATTATTCTATATTTATCTTTTGATAATGAATGGTTCTTCTGATAGAATTTTACAGCATAAATATTGTGTTTGTATTCCTCTACTCGTACAATATATACTAACTTTGATTTTGTTGATTTGAATCTGTACAATAATATATGAAGGAGACCGCTTGAGTCTCCCTTATATTTTTGGATGAAGTAAAATGGATACGCACTTTGAAGCATTATAATAAATATGAATACACAGGTATTCTTCTTTTTTTAAGCTCTTCTTTGGAAACATCAGACAAAACGAACTTCTTACTTGGATTCAGTTGCTTTGAGTCAAGTTTGTTCTTTTTTGAAGAATCAGTTTGTTGCTTTAATCTAATATCGCCCATGATATTTGTATATTATTGATTTGATGATGCAAATATAGTGAGAAAGCAAGAAAGTAACAAATAAACAAAGTCGCAAATCATTAACTGGATATAAATTTAACATAGCTTTTATCTATATGATGTAAATACTGTATCTTTTTTATAGTTACGTGCTCGGAGGATAATTTGCAGTACTCCGAATATTAGGAGTATAATGGTTAGAAAGTCAATCATAATCTTAAATATTTAGTTTGTTCTTTAATTCTTGGATTTTTCTAATAGCCTTTTAGCCTTTTCTAATCTTGTAATATACTCCATTACGTCATATTGAACGAAAGCCCATTTCCCGTCTTCATATCTAATGTTTTCATTAGTTTCAAGAGCCTGCATCACTTGATTGTATAACGACGAATCATCTTCGATTGCCCTTCCGGCTCTGCGCTCATTTTCTTTCATAAATACACTTATGGCTATCTTAATGATTCTGATTTCATTATCATAATCTTTCTTTTTCCGATAAAGAATCATTAATCTATCATATGGATGTGTTGCTGGAAGTTGTGGTATAATAGCTTTTTCATATACAGCTATAGCTTCATTTATCATACCTTCCTTTTCTAAATCTATGCCTAATTTAATCAATCTTGAATTTTCATTCAGAACTTCTTGTTGAGCTATTTCTTTAAATTCTTTTTCCTGCTTTTGTTTAAGTGTTTCAAAACGAGATTTTTCCAAATGGTTTAGTCTATATTCGAGTTCACCTTCGTCTTTACATAAGACCTCTCTCGCTTTAATTCCACTTGTTTCTCCTACAATTTCAGCACATTCAAGTTGGTCCATAATACGCCCTGCTCGATTATAACCTATAGCAAATTTACGCTGAATTAATGAAGTAGAACCTTGCTGGTGAATCACAACCAAACGGGCAGAATCTTCAAATAGCGGATCAAGTCTAATCATATCAACATTATTTACAGAGGGATCTTCTATTTTTTCTTCCTCTTCTTTCTTTATAAATATCTCTTCTTTTTTTGTGTCTACTTTTTCTTCTGTATCTGTAATTATCCTATTTATAGGTGTTTCTGTAATTAGGGTTTCATTATCGTTGCCAATTTCATTGTCCATTTGAACTGTTTCCTTTTTCTCAACCGACGATAAATGTAAAGCAAATCCTATTATTATAAGAAGTATAGATAGAGCAAAATGTATACCACAGATTGGCAATATGACTGCAAGGGCATAGCATATAAACGAGAAAAGACATCCAGTATAATTCTTTATTTCATATCCAGAATCTGCATTATTTAATTGCGTTCTATGATTGGACATATTATTGTCACAAACTTTTGTTCTTGAATAGATACCTGTGCCAGGTATTCCTGTCGTAACGTACGTTCCTCGTTTTCCGAAATTTACTTTTGCTCCTCGTGGACCAATCGACCAACTTGTACCAGATTTGCTAACATTCATGTGTACTCCAGGAAGTATCTTAATTCTTTTTCTGAAATATAGTCCCATAGTATTAGATTTTATTTATAATAATGTATCGCTTACGATGTGCTGTTTTACTATCCAAAGACTTCTTATTTGATCTATTTCTATATCGAAATCATCAAATTCCTCCGTATTAATAGAGTGAGCAATCCAGTATTTACGAGCCAAAGATTGTTCCTTATACCTACGTAATATCTTAATGTGTCCATGATATTCTCCGGTTTCTTTGTCTTCTACTACTATTCCAAATATGTTGCCAAATGGTATTGTATTTGGATTATCATGAGGAAGTGTATATCTTTTTAAAGCAACCCAACAGCCAGAAGGAAGTGTTGGGGACATAGATCTTCCTACTATCTGTGCTACTCCTTCACAATCTTTGCAATCGGGTAGATACCAATAGCGGGTGATATCTTCGGTAATACTTATGAGTTGGGTTTGCCCAGCTGCAAATTTAAAACTTACCTGTGGCAATAAATGCAATCCTTTATTTTTTGCATCTTGAAATTCCTCTTCTGATGTAATTGATGTGCCGGAAGATGTCGGTATATTAGGAATCACATCATCTGTATTTTTATCTTCGTTTATCGCGTTCCCTCTTCCTGTAAGGATGTACTCCGAATTTATTTTGTTACAATTCATGCAAACAGCAGACAATATATCTGATGGAAGGGATTTTTCTTTCCCGGTATTAGTCTTTCCTCCTTTCATCTGCGAAATTTTAGATTGAGCAGATTTCACTCCATACTTTGTTTCTATTTCATAAGGGGTTATACCAGCTTTTTCTATTGCTTCAAAAAATCTATCAATCATTCCCATAAATTATATCTTTTAATTTGATGCTTTATAAATATAAAGTATATTTGTATCGGAATCAAGTTGCGGATGATTTCGACTAAATTGTTTAACTGTTCCCATTAAGGGACTATATAGGCGACTTAACTTCAAACCGCAACTTTGGAGTTGGTCGCTTTACTTTTATAGTTATGGTAATAATCAATCCTTTTCTATTTGAATCAATGAGAATGCAAATAGAAGAGTCATCTCATACGCCAAACAAAACAATCTGTAAGGATCCATTTAAAGAATCAAACAGGCTTATTGATAATGCAAAAGAATCATACTTCAAGATCTTGAAGGAAGAGAAGCGCGCTATCAGAGAAAGTGCCAATCCTTCCGAGTTTAATCTTTAGTTTCCTTGTGAATGCATCGTCAAACAGTGTATATCCATATCGTGTTTTAAGTTCTTTCAACTGATTAATAACATAATCTATATCTTCCTTATCTTTAGTCTTTTCAGTGGTCTCAAGCATCATGTAAATAGATTGCCTTATATCTGCTATATTTTTTAATTTCATAGCCATGTGTAGCAGGCGTATCTCTATATACATCATAGTTTTTGCTGTATGAATTACATGATGGTCACTTATGTCCTGTAATTTTTCTTCTATTTCATTTTTAAGGTCGTTTTTTAACCCAAAAATGTTATATCCAACCATTACGGCTAATGCTCCTACAACGAAAGAAAGAAAAGCAATCATAGAATCGAATAGAGTCCATGTTACAGGCTCGTATTTGCATAGCCATAGCAATATCGCAATAACACTTAATCCAAGTGCTATCCACGCTATCCAATTTCTATTTCTGCCTTCTTTCTTCATATTATAATAAGGTATAACCTGCTTCAATAGTTAAATAGTGTTGTTTTACTACTATTTTTCAGTATTAGATTCTTTTTACTGAAAAATAGTAGTATATTTGCATTATCAAATTAAACTGATACAAAGAAACGAAGATTAATTCAGATTTCAAATAGTATAAACATATTAAAATACACGATTATGAGAACAAGAGAATTTTTACACGAAGTAATGAGCCTTGCTTGGCAGTTCGTTAAGCGTAATGGCTACACCATGAGCGAAGCAATGAAGGTGGCTTGGGCTAATTTGAAACTGAAAGGTGAGATGAAGAAGAAGATAGTGAAGTTCTACTTCAAAAAAGTGGACGGTTCTGTTCGTGAGGCATACGGTACACTAAATGAAAAGCTGATGCCTGCCATCACTGGTACTGACAACAGAAAAAAGAATGATACCGTCCAGACTTACTATGATACTGAACGCCAAGAATTCAGATGCTTCAAAAAAGCTAATCTGATGTCAATCGCATAAAAGATATGGATATGAATGCTTACACGATTAACCAGCAGTTGGATAGCCTTTATAAAGATTTAGAGGCTGCCCATAACAACGATGAAAGGACTGTTTGCCTGATGTTCAATGCTGATAGCAAAAAAGAAGCTATCCAGTTGATAACGGATGAGATAGACAGTTTGGAAGATGCCTTAAAAGGTTTTGAAACTTGTGAAGATGATGGCATGGATTACGATGCTCTATGCCGGGTACAAGGTATCAGCCGATACGCATAATACACGATTATGCAATGCACGACAGCCCTACGGACGGATTGAACGGCAACCGATAGCGAGAATCGGGTAGGGTACTATTGATTAGTTCTTTGAAATTCTGTAAAAGCAATTACGGTGTAATTCATAAGCCGTTTTTGCCAACCAAAGATAACAAACGCACATAAGCAAGTTGGAGCTTGTGAGCTGTGCAATGTTTAACAATTAATAGAAAACACCGCAAAGAATCGTCTTTGAGCAGTGAGCATACGGGTTAGGCGTCCGTACTGTTTTCGACAATATAGCCTGTACTGAACTGAAATAAGGTTCTGTTATTCGATTAGGGTACAGGTACTTATTTAAATTTATACGATTATGAAAACAATCCAATTCGTTTTATCTATATTGGTTAGTATATGTGCTGCCGGTATGCTTTACGGGGCTATTACTACTTACAGTCCTATGAAAATATTCTCTATCACTATAATGAGTGTTATATGTGTAGGGTGTGTGTCGCTCATGAGAATAACTTATAGAGAACTTAAAACAGACCGCTAAAAGGTAGTCCTATAATCCGGCACAAGGCGCATGGGGATGAGTGCACAATCACCTTGTAAACCAGCTGGGCGGTAATTTATGAAGTAGCATTGTTGGAATGCGTGTAAGCGATTAATTGTTGGTATTAACTTATATTCTAATTTATATATTCATCTGGCTTACAAGAAGTAGGTTCGACTCCTACCTTTTTAACGACATTTTAAATTTATACGATTATGACAGTGGAAGAATTAAGAGGCATGACGCATGAAGATTTAGTAAGGCGTGTGCAGGAACTGGAAGAGGCTAACGAGAAATTAGCTGAAGAGAAAAATACATGGTATAAATCTTGGAGTGATTTGAACCGGAAGTTTGATCATTTCAAGAACGCGGTTAAAAGCATTGTTCTGATAATAGATTAGATATTCGTGTTTTATATCGTGTTTGTACTGGGTGTGCCGTCCGTGAGGATAGTGCACCTTTTTTAATCGGATGGTTAGCTTATCGGTTAGAGCTTCGTGTTGCGCAAACAATTGGCACGATTGAGAGGGGTTCGATTCCCTTACCATCCACGAATCATTAATTAAATTTTACTCTTATGGCAAAAGAACTGAAAGAAAGAACAGAAATCAAGAAAAAGCTGAAAAAGAAGAATGACAGAATCAGCTTTGACTTTAGCGACAAACTTGCCGGACAGCTTCGCAGGTGTACCGCTGATCTTAACAGGCTGGCAAGGATTGACCGGATAATAGACAAGGAGCAAACTTTGTATTCGGTGGACACTAACAGGGAAGCCGGATATATTGAGGTTATTCGCAATTATTAATCAGCTGACTTACACGATTATGAAGAGAGTTTTTAATGAACTTACACCTGAATGCGAGATTACGGCACGAATGTATGCACAAGGGTATGAGAAAAAAGAAATTGCAAACCTCAAATGCCGAGCGGTCAGCACGATAAACAACCAACTGCAAAGAGCTTTTGAGATTTTGAACGTAAGGAACGGCAGAGAACTTGCTACCATGCTTTACGAACGAATAGCTGGTGTGAAACTTACAATGGATTTTTCACCGACTGTTCGTGCGTCTGTTGCATGTTGCTTATTGTGTGTATTTTCTCTATCGCTTTATCACGAACAGGGCGAGATGAGAAGAGGAAGAGAAACAAGAGTAGAACGAATTGAAAGAACTGGACGGTATGGAGGTAAGACTTGAATTATTTGAATTTAAAAATATCTGCATGGACATGGCGGAGCTTGGTGCAGCTGCCAGTGAGAAGAAACGGTCTCCTGTATCTGATGAAATCAAGCAAAGAGAAGCGTTCAGATGGTTAAAGACACTTGGGTATGAACCTAACTTTTTGGAAAAGTTAGAGAAAGAAGGATTGGTGCATAAGAAAAGAAAAGGCTCATCCAGAAATTCTCCTATCATATATTCCAAGTTCGAGATACAATCCGCTATTAATGCTTTTAAAATGAGTAAATATCTGAACAAATAACCCTATAAAATTTACGATTATGTCACTGATTAAGAAAAGTAATGAATTAGTTATCCCGACCACCGTGAAGATGATGATTTACGGTCAAGCCGGAATGGGAAAGAGTACGGTAGCATTGAGCGCACCGAAACCGCTGCTGTTGGACTTCGATAACGGCGTGAAGCGCATGAACATGGCGCACTTGGAGAATATAGACACGGTACAGGTCACTTCATGGAGCGATGTTCAGCAAGTTCTTCAAGAGGACTTGTCCGCTTATCAGACCATTGTAGTAGATACCATCGGCAAGATGATGGACTTCATCATTACTCACAAGTGTGGAACCCGCCAGCCGTCCATCCGTGATTGGAGCGGTATCAATGCCGAATTTTCATGGATGACACGAACACTTTCGGGGCTTAACAAGCACATCATTTTCGTTGCCCATCGCGACACAAGAAAAGAAGGTGATGATACGGTGTTTATCCCTGCCTTGCGTGAAAAATCCTACAACTCTATCGTTACCGAACTGGATTTGCTCGGTTATCTTGAAATGAAAAGCGAAAGAGGCGTCCAAAGACGTACCATCACTTTTGACCCAACTTCAAGAAATGACGGTAAGAATACTTGCAATCTTCCTTCAGTAATGGAGGTTCCTACCATCCTTGACAAGAATGGTAATCCAACCGCAAAGAACGACTTTATCACTGCCAAGATAATCAATTCGTATTTGGGTATGCTTGCAGCCAAGAAAGAAGCACAGGAAAAGTATGATAAGGTGATAGAGGAAATCAAAGAAAGTATCGAATTTATAACTGATGCCAAGTCTGCTAATGAGTTCGCCTCTCATATTAATGAGTTTGAACACGTTGGTAGTTCTTTGATGATGGCGAGAAGTTTGTTTGCTGCAAAGGTAAAGGCTTTGGGACTGATATTCAATAAGGAAACTAAAATCTACTCAGATGCAGCCTAAATGCAAGAAATGTATCCGATGTGGTAAGGAAAAACCATTTGGCGAATTTCATAAAGATAAGAACTCGCCAGATGGTTTACGGGAATATTGTAGAGAGTGCCTTTCTATTATGAGAAATTCCCAAAACAGTATTGAAGACTATGAGGGTGAAGAATGGAAAGATATAGAGGACTTTAAGGGGATATATTTCATAAGTAATTATGGACGTCTAAAGCATGCATTAAATCCATTGCACCATACATTAAGAATTCCTCATCCTACATCTAATGGATATTTACGATTGGTATTGTCTCATAAAAACAAAAGAAAAACGGTGTCTATTCATAGAGAAGTTGCCAAAGCGTTTATTCCTAATCCAAACGGTTATGAAACGGTAAATCATAAGGATTTAGACAAAACTAACAATAAGGTTTCTAATCTTGAATGGCTTCCTATAAAAGATAACATAGTTCATGCAAGAGAGAATGGAAAGAATAATAGGAAGCCTATAATTCAATTCGATATGCGTGGAAATATTGTTCGAGAATGGGAATCAGCTTGGGCAGTTCAATTGGAATTAGGTTTTTTCTCAACCCTTATATCAAAGTGTTGCAGAGGGAAAATGAAAACGTATAAAGGATATAAATGGAGATTTAAGCAATGAATAAAATATTTTATAGGATTTATCCTACGATTCTTGATTCTTACTTCAATTACCTTAATAGCGATGTCATATATGAGCGTTATTATGGGTGGAGTGAGAATCCACCATGTACGGAAGACGAGTTTCGGCAGAAGCAGTTTCAAGAACTGATAGACCGTATTAACCGCAAACCGTTTGATAGTGAAGCGGCAGACAAGGGAACAGCCTTTAATGAGGTTATTGACTGTATGATTGAAAATCGGAAATCCGAAACTGTGCAGGTTGAAAAGGTATATAAGGTAATACGCGAAGGAGCTTGTGTTGAAACAGGTAAACCTTTGTATTACGATGAGGTTCAGACCAACGAGGTTATAGGTTTGAAAGCTACCTATAATAATCGTGTTTTTACTTTCCCAATCTCACTTTGCCGAGAGTTTTCCGGTTACTTCAAAGGAGCATTAACCCAACAAAGAGTAGAAGCGATTCTTCCAACCGCATACGGCAATGTTTTGGTTTATGGAGTAATTGACGAGCTGATGCCGGCCAGTGTCCACGACATCAAAACAACCGGAAGCTATACCGTAGGGAAGTTCAAAGACCACCACCAACATTTGGTTTATCCATACGCTTTGATGAAGAACGGTTCGGATGTGCGGACATTTGAGTACAACATTGTAGAGTTCAATAAAGGCGGTTTTGTGGTAGATACCTATACAGAAACATACGTTTTCAATCCAGAACGTGATATTCCTATTCTCACTAATCATTGTGAGGAATTTATCCGGTTTTTGGAAGAAAACAGAGAACTTATAACCGATAAAAAGATTTTTGGAGGAGAAAATTAATGGCAAACCAAATAACCGGACGGATAATCGAAATCGGACAAACCGTTCAAATACCATCCAAAAACGGTGGTTCCTCATTTACAAAACGGGAGTTTATTTTAGATGCTACCACTTACGACCCTTATACGGGAGAGCGTAGCGAGTATGAGAACATTATTCCCTTAGAGTTTTCGGGTGACAAGTGTACAGAACTTGACCGCTTTAATCAGGGTGATGTTGTTACTGTATCATTTGTCTTACAAGGGCGTTCTTGGACGAATCAAGACGGAGAATTCAAACGTATGGTATCCATTCGATGCTATAAAATAGATGCGCGTGGTGGTGTATCGCAACAAACAACATCGGTACAACAGCCAGCGCCACAACCGACCTATCAGCAACAGCCGCAGAACTTTCCGCCTCCGGTTGATGCTAATGGCAATGTAAAGGACGATTTGCCTTTTTAG